AAATAACCAACGGCGGCGCAGGCAACGCGGGTGGCGGTGCTGACGTTCCAAAAGAGGAGTAGTCATGGATTGGCAGAACGTCATCAATGCGGCAATAGGATTGGTATTTGCAATCGGTGGATGGTTTTGCCGACAGCTTTGGGATTCTGTAAAAGAACTCAAGACCGACATTTCTAATTTAAAGTTGCACGTTAGTGATTCGTACGTCAAAAAGTCTGAAATGGATACGCTCAAGTCCGAGATGGACAAACGCTTTGACCGCGTTGAGATGCTGCTCGACCGCTTGTTCGATAAACTTGAATCAAAGGTAGACAAATAATGGATCCGTTAACCATCCTCGCAGCGCTTGGGCCACTCGCCGTAGACCTTGGCAAGAGCCTAATCGGCAGGTTCATCCAGACCGATGTCTACAAGCCGACCAACATTGCCGAATACGCACAGATGCGGAACACCGACCTAGCCATGTTCCAAGCGATGAACAACGCAGGGGCGGGCGGTGCAACATACCCGTGGGTGGAAGCGGTGGTTAGGCTCATGCGTCCTGCTGTCGGGGCTATTGTGTTGGGTACTTGGTCGTTCATGATGCTAACAGGGCAAGAAAATCCTGCTGTCAACAATTTTGCAAGCGCCGTTGGGTTTTATCTCTTTGGCGATCGCACACTTTTTTACTCGCAGAAAAAATGAAACACAACTGGCAAAAAGCATTTGAACAGATGCTCAAAAGCGAAGGCGGGTTTACTGATGACGAGCATGACAACGGCAACAAGCTACCAGACGGGCGCAAAGGCTCGACCATGCTTGGCGTGACGCAATACAACTGGGAAGCGCACGTTGGGCATCAGGTCACGCACGACGATATGCGCAAGCTAACCGCTGCGGATGTTGAACCGCTGTACAAAAAGAAGTATTGGGACGTTGTGCAGGGCGATAAGCTGCCAAACGGCATTGACTACCTCTGCTTTGATATGGGGGTCAATGCGGGCTCGCAGCGGTCGATTAAGCTCCTTCAAACTGCCGTAGGTGTAACTGCCGATGGTGGGCTTGGGGCGATCACTTTGTCGGCTGTTTGGGCGGCTGACCCTGTCGTGTTAATTGAGAAGTTTAGCCAAGAAAAAGAAAAGTTTTACCGCAGTCTGGATTCTTTTGACGTATACGGTAATGGTTGGCTTAATCGTGTGGCAGAAGTTAAACTGAAAGCATCCTCAATGGTGGCGTGATGAAAACACTTTTTGCTTTAGTCAGCGCGGTCGTATTGTTCTGGGTATCAGCGCTATTTGTCACGATTCAAGCACAGACATTAGGCACCTGCACGGGTCAGTACGCGCTATGCGCAGCCTCTGGCGCCACGCCTACTGGTAAGACCATGCTCATCAACGGCAAGCCCTTTGCGCAGGGCGTGGCGGTTTGCCCTATCTTGACAGGCATGGCGATCGCCGACCTTGACATGATGGGCAGTTGTAACGCACCGAAAGGCAAGGTATGGAGTCTGTTCGGCATCCCACCTGTCTCGGCTTACCCACAGGCGCCGACGTGGGAGGTCATGCCTGCTGCGTTTAACAGTTTCAAACTGACCAAAGAAAACGGCATGAGCAATATGTGGTCGTACATTTGTGACCGTCAAGAAAAGCGCGTAAACGGGGTGGAGCTCGCGTCCTGTTACGGGCCGATCAACGAGTCTCCTTGGACACACAACCACGTCGTGCAGGGTGAGACTGTCTTCACTCAGGCGCCCGTTGGCACGATTAACGCAGTCGGCGGCAATCTACCATGACCACCTCATTCACGCTCACCTACGACAACTTAGTCAGCTCGGTCGAGCAGTATCTCGAGCGTAATGACGCCGCTGTCGTCGATCAGATCCCCACGTTTATAACTCTTGCTGAATTTGAGATTGCACAGCAGATTAAAACGCTCGGTCAAATTCAGGTTGTTCAAACCAATTTAAGCGTTAGCAACCCGATTCTGCAAAAGCCTGCCCGATGGCGTAAAACAGTTTCAATGACTGTCACGAGCGGTACGACAAAGAGCCCAGTCTTCCTTCGCAAGTTTGAGTATCTGCAGTCATACAACAATGAAGGCAATACTGGTTTGCCGCTTTACTACGGCGATTATGACTACGACCATTGGTTAGTCGCCCCTGCGCCTGATCAGGCATACCAAATTGAGGTACTTTACTATGAACGCCTTCAGCCTTTGTCTTCAGAAAATCAAACAAATTGGATCACAAATAATGCTCCAAACGCGATGCTTTTTGGCACGCTTCTACAAGCGGTGATCTACCTAAAGGATGACGCTCGTCAGATTTTTCAACAGAAATATGACATGGCAATGCAGGCGCTCAAGGCTGAGGATGTTACTCGCATTGGCGACAGATCAGCCGTGGCGATGGATACCTAAACATGACAACCTACGTCAACCCATTCACTGGACAAACACTCTCACCTTCGCAGGTGGGTTATGAGTCGCTGACGCTATCAGTGAGCACCACGTTGCAGTGGCCCGTCAACGGCAACACCTCAAGCGTCGTCGCCTCGATCATCGAAGTCAGCGCCACAACCACTAGCCTGAACCTAATCATGCCCTCGGCACTACAGGTGTCAACAGGTCAGAGCGTGCTGATCCGCAATATCGGCTCTAACACTTTCACGGTCACTACCGCATCGGGCGCAACAATCGTGTCCATCGCTTCGGGCGTGGCTCAATACATTTACTTAACAGGCAACACAACAAATGACGGTACTTGGTCTACTGTGGTATTCGGTGCAGGTACTTCGGCGGCGAACGCCGCGACCTTGGCGGGATATGGTTTAACCGCAATCACCACAACTCTTAACCAACAATATGCTGAAAGCGCACTGTTTTCAAGCGTTGTATTAAACGACACTTACCGAGCGCAGTTCCTAGTCTGGTCATCTGGGGTAGGTACGATTACGCTTCCCAACGCCACGACTGTTGGGAACGGTTGGTTTGTGATGATCCGCAATGGCGGTTCAGGCATAGTTACCTTGACACCGTCAGGCACGAATACAATTGACGGCAGTGCCACGCAACAACTGCAACTTACAGAATCTCTTGTGATCGTGTCAAATGGCGCTACAGGATGGTCTACGTTCGCATATGGGCGCTCGAACACGTTTGCCTATACCCAACTAGCCAAGACCGTCACGACAGGCACCTACACGCTTACAGCGGTTGAGTACGCAAACGTCGTGCAGGAGTATTTCGGTGCATTGACTGGCAACGTGATTGTTATATTACCGTCAACTGTTCAAATTTATTACCTGAATAACCAGACGACTAACTCTTACTCGTTGACATTTAAGACGTCATCTGTAGGTGCGGCGAATGTTACCGTTCCGCAAGGTCAGACGCTTACAGTAGTGTGCGATGGAACGAACGTATACAACTCAAGCTCAGCCTCTGGCGGCTCAATTACAACGCTGACTGTAGGTGTTGGTTCAGTAACGAATCCGTCGATTAACTTTTCTGGCAATACTAATACAGGTATCTATCAACCTGCGACCAATCAATTTGCACTTGCGCTAAACGGCGCCAACGCCTTGACACTGACAACCTCTGGGTTATTTGTGCCAACGGGCATCAGCGGAGGTACGTTCTAATGAGCGCCAAGGTAATCTCGCTCAAGATTGCTGCAGGCATTCAGCGTGACGGTACATTGTTTGACGCGTCGTGCTACGTCGACGGGTCATGGATGAGGTTCCAACGAGGGCGCCCGCGTAAGATGGGTGGTTATAAGGGTATATTTCAAAATGCCTCAAGTATTAGCCGCGGCATGACGCTTAGTTCGTTGAACGGTTTGACGTATGTGTATTCAGGTTACGACGCAGGGATGCAGTATTGGACGACGGATAATGATGACGGGATCGGGGCGGGGCCAAACCCCATCACAATGACCAGTGGGTTCTCAACTAGCTCCTCAAACCTGTGGCAGTTCGATATTGGCTATAACTTGAATGGGGGTGTGGATACGATCGTCGCGCACCCCGGTTTAAATCTTGCTCACATTGATAACACAGTAAATACTCCAGTGTTGTACGGCACGTTCCCCGGGGGTGCGATGTCCCCCGTCGGTCAGTTCACCGCCGCCGTGGCGCTCGTCAACGGCTCACCTAACGGCGTAATCACAGGTATAAACGCGCTCGTATACTCAGGTCAGCTAGTTACAGGCACAGGCATCCCTGTCGGCGCAACGGTGCTTACCTCGACGGTTGTCGGTAGCAACACCAATATTGTTCTGTCCGCTAATTACACAGGCACCACGGGTACACAGACGCTGACTTTTGATAATCAGATCAACGTGAGTGGCGGGTGCTGCCTCATCTACCCCTATTTGTTTGTTTACGGCAACAATGGGCTGATTCAGAATAGTAGCGCGGGGAATTATCAGAACTGGGTCGCCGCTGACGCCAATGCGAACAACGTGGCGACTACCAAGATCGTCAAGGGCATGCCCATCCGCGGTGGTACAACATCACCTAGCGGACTGTTCTGGTCTCTTGATAGTTTGGTGCGGGTAAGTTTTGCACCTCAAACAGTCGGCACAAGCACCACATACTGGCGCTATGACCTGATCACCTGCCAGTCATCTTTACTCTCGTCCTCTAGCATCATCGAGTATGACGGCATCTATTACTGGTGCGGCGTTGATCGCTTCTTGACCTACAACGGCGTGGTTCAAGAGCTCAAAAACGACATGTGCATGAACCACTTTTATGACAACCTAAACTACGCACAGCGTCAAAAAGTATGGGTTAGTAAAATCCCTAGATGGGGCGAAATTTGGTGGTTTTATCCAAGGGGCGACGCAACAGAATGCAACGACGCGGTGATCTACAACGTACGCGATAAGGTCTGGTACGACGTGGGTGAGGGCTTAGGTGCTCGGCGTTCGGCAGGCACGTTCAGCGAGGTGTTTCGCTTCCCGATATGGGCAGGTAACGAGTTGAGCTCAGCGAGCAAGACCATCCTGTGGCAGCATGAGACTGGCACAAATCAGGTCAACCTCACACAAGAGACGGCGATCCAAAGCTATTTTGAGACAAACAATTTAGGGTGGGTCACGGGGGGCCCAAACCAATTCGCGCAAACCATTCAGGGTAACAACAACTACATCCGCCTAGAGCGCATCGAGCCTGACTTCATCCAAAGCGGCGACATGAACTGTTACGTCACAGGTAAGGGTTATGCGGCGGATACTGACGTGACCTCGCCTGCCTATGTGTTTAGCCCGAATACACTTAAAATTGACCTGCGCGAGCAGCGTCGTGAGATGCGCTTGCGGTTTGAGTCAAACGTGGTGAACGGCAACTATGTGACGGGCAATATTTTGGTCTCTGCCGATGCGGGTGACGTTCGCAGCACAGGAAATCCGTAATGGTCACCTACGACCCTCGGGGTATGGAGTGGAATTTTTGGTGCCCATTGATGGCAGAGCTTTTTGCAGGGCAACAACTTGGCACAGTGCCCGAGGAGCAGTGGCAGGATTGGGCAAATGGCGTATCTGGGATTGGTTATTTTGGCAATTCAGCAGTACCTGATGCAAGTTGTTTTGATGACTGGCAAGACTGGGCGCAAGCGCTAGTGGGTATTATGGATATAAAGGCAACAGCATGAGTGACTCGCAAGACGATCCACAAACTATCGACCCATCTTTGTCAATCACGCCAGAGAACATCAGTGCCGCATATTCAAAACTGTTTGGCGGTGAGGCGCCGTCGGAATATGTAAATCAAGTGCAGAATCTTTACCAAAACAAAGGTAAAGATATGAGTAGTTTGAAGAACGACATGGTGACGTCTGCAGCAACCGCCAACATGCCCTTTGCAAACAAACCCGGTGACAATAGCGCCTTTACAGGTGGGGCGGCATACTACCAAGGTCAGGGCTACACGCCGGGGGGCTATACCTATGAGGGCGTACCGACACAGTTCATTGACCCTAAGACGGGGAAAGTCGTTGCCAATTACGGCACAATTCAAGAAGGGCCACAAGTTAGTCGTGGTGGCTCAGATCAAACATCAGATTGGACATGGAACAACGCCTCTGCAACTCCTGAAGGATATGCTACAGGTCTAGCGCAAGCCAATAAAAATACAGGTGGATATTCTGACGCACTAAGAGCTACTGCAATTATGGCTGCTCTGGCAGCGTTTCCTTATCTTGCGCCAGAGTTAATGCCTTTGATGATCGGTGCTGAGGGTGCAGCAGGGGCAGCAGGTGGTGCAGGTGCTTTAGGAGCTCTAGGTACAGGCGCAGCGGAAGGGGCAGGAGCTTTAGGCGTTGCAGGTGGGGATATTGGTGCGTTCACAGCCGCTGATGCCGCTGCTAGTGTAGCAGGTGAGGGCGCATTCAATATGGCAGACGCTCTTGGCATGACGCTTGATCAGGCGGTGAACACAGGATTGATCTCATCAACTGGTGAGCTAACTTCTTTGGGTACCGAAGCATTAATGGGTCTAGGTGGGGAAGCCACAGGCGCGGCAGGATTTTCAGGAACTGAAGGCGAATTAACTGCCTCTGATGCATTGAAATACGCAAACCGTGCGCGTCAGGTCGCCAATTTAGCCAAAGGAGCTCTTGGATCAGGAGCCGTACCTTCGGCGGCAGGAACTGGTGCCGTACCTTCGGCGGCAGGAACTGGTGCCGTACCTGCTGCGGCAGGAGTTGGCGCTACGGCGGCGGCGGCGAGTCAGAACGGCGCGTGGAACACTTTTCTTAACCCAACGCACATCAAACAAGACATAGTTGCGCAAAAGCCCATCATGCAAAATCCTGAATTAGCAAAGCTTTATAAGGATCTCGATCCTTACCTGAACAATCAATTAGCTCAGGCAGGCATGACGCCATCGAACCTCGGTGGGGGTCAAATGCCTGTGAATTTTGGCAGCAATCAACAGCCCGCACAGCCTTCGGCTAACTACTTCACCTACGGCTCATCTTCGCCAATGCAGATGGCAAACTATGGTCAACAGTTGATCAATGGTGCCCCCCTGACCGCCAAAAAAGGTGGTGCCATCAATAAGGCAAAGGGTGGTCGGATGCATGATTCTGAGTTTGATAAAACCGCGATGGGTGGCAACTATGGTGCATTAACTGCACAAGCAATGAAGCTGCTGAACCCAAGCTTTGACGTCGGTCAATTGGCGGGATTCAAGGACGGCGGGCAAGAGCATATCCCTGAATTCATCACAGGCGCCACAGGTCATTATGTGAAGGGTCGAGGCGATGGACAGAGTGATGACATCCCTGCGATGCTCGCCGATGGTGAGTATGTGTTTGATGCTGACACGGTTGCACAACTAGGCAATGGATCAAGTGACGCAGGAGCCAAAGTCCTTGATAAAATGAGGGAATCAATCAGGGCGCATAAGCGATCAGCGGATGTCGATGAAATCCCACCAAAGAGTAAATCACCCCTTGAATACATCAAGGAAGGAATGAAGAGGAAATAATCATGGCACTCACTCAAGGCGGCGCTTTACCTGATGTAACCACCATGCAGACGCAGAACACGACTGCGCCTAGTTGGTACACAGACTACTTGCAAAACACTGCACAGCAAGGTCAAAGTGCGGCTCAAAACGCACAATTTGTTGGCATCCAACCGATGCAGCAGCAGTCCTATGACCTCGCGAATCAAAACGTCGGTAATTACAAGCCCACGCTGAACTCAGCGACGGGTGCGCTTGATAAGTCGATCAATTCGGCTAGTCCGTTGAACGCTGCTCAGCCTTATATGAATATGGCTGCGAACCCGACGTACAACACTTACCAGAATTACATGAACCCCTACGTCAAAGACGTGGTGTCTCAAATCGGTGATCTGGCTCAACAGAACATCATGAACAACGTCGCGCCGCAGGCTAACGCAGGGATCGTTGGGAGTGGTCAATTCGGCTCTCAGCGCGGTGCTGCGGCGCTCGCGAACACCTTGGGTCAGTACGGTCAACAGACCACTGCTCAACAGGTTGGTGCCTTGAATACAGGCTTTAACAACGCGATGACGAACGCGCAGAATCAGGCAAACCTGTTCGGTCAGCTCGGTCAGACCGCGGGCAATTTGCAGTCGATGGGTCAGCAGAACCTGAACAATTCTGCGCAGATCGGTGGTCAATTAGCCAACACCACGCAGCAGTTAGGGTTGGGTGACGTGAATGCCCTGAACACGCTTGGGACGCAACAGCAGCAGATTAAGCAGGCGGAACAACTGTTCCCGCTGCAGATGGCTCAGGCGCAGGCAGGTCTCATGCAAGGGATTAATGTGCCGACAGGGGTGACGAGTCAGTACTCGGGCCCCATCCCCGGCGCCTATCAAGCCTCCCCCTTGTCACAAATCGCAGGCGTCGGATCCCTCGTCGGCGCCATCAGCCAAACGCCGTTCGGATCGTGGGCAGGAAATAAAATAGGTAATTTGTTTAGCGGAAGCGATTCAACAAGTGGTGTTGACGCGGCACGCAATCAGCCGGGCTTCGCAAATAATTACAACACCGCAATGAACAACGCAACTTATGCCCCCGGTATCAGTGCCACCAATTTAGATCAGTCTCAAATTTATGATCCCACTAGTGGAAGCAATGTCTTCACTTATGCAGGCGACTAAAGTTTAAAGGAATAAATCATGGTTACATCTGCAGGCGCACTTGCCACCGCGGTACCGTTCGGGATGGGGATCGACCCCC